GACCAGGTGATCGGGGGTCGTGGCGCGCAGGGCCTCGGCCCGGGCGGTGTGGCACGGCAACCCGGCCGCGCCGCGCACAGGCAGCCCCGGCACCGGCGGCCTCATCCGCCGCCGCCGTACCGCCCGCGCCTGGTGGCGCGGCTACATCTCGGCCACCACGAACGCGCCGCCGCCGCCGTTCACCGTCGGCCGGCTCACCGCCGCCGATACGCCGCTGGCCGCCCTCACCGCCCTCACGGCGGCAGGCGGCAGCGGAGGGGTGCTGACCGCATCCGACACCAGGACAGGAGGCCCGGCTTGAGCCGCTACCCGCTCGGCCAGCCCATCCGGGTCTCCACGACGGTCAAGGACGTCACCGGCACCCTGGTCAACGCCACGACGCTGACGCTGCTCGTCAAGATCGCCCAGGCCGACGGCACGTCCGCCACGACCGGCACCTACTCCAGCCCGGCGAACGACGGCACCGGCCTGTACCACCAGGACATCCCGGTCACGGACCTGGTCTCTGCGGGCCACTACCAGTACACGTGGACCGCGACGGGCACCGGCGCGGGCGTCTCGTTCGGCGAGTTCGACGTGTTCGACCCGTTCGAGACCGCCGTCCTGCCGCTCCAGGACGCGAAGGACGCCCTGAACATCCCGCAATCGACGACAACCAGCGACACGGAGATCGCCGCCTACGTGGCGACGATCCAGTCGTGCCTGGAGCGGTACACCGGCGGCCCGCTGGTCAACCGCACCGTCACCGAGCGGTCCGAGATGCTGTCCGGGCAGACGGTGATCCCGGTGCGGCAGCGTCCGCTGGTGTCGGTCACCTCCATCGCCGGGGCGTCGGGCGGCCTGATCGACATCAGCGGGGGCCTGGACCTCGACGTGAACGCGGGGCTGATCCGCCGCCAGCTGGGCCTGCCGTTCTACGGCCCGTTCTTCCAGTGGCTGCCGCAGGTCACCGTGACCTACGTGGCCGGGTGGGGCGCGTCGGTGCCTGCGGCGTTCGGGACGGCGGCGCGGATCATCCTGCAGAACCTGTGGGAAACCCAGCACGGCCCGTCGTCGCGCCCGTCGATCGCGGGCGGCGGCCCGGGTGACATGGTGACGCTGCCGGGGTTCGGGTTCGCGGTCCCCAACCAGGCCGCCGAGCTGCTCGACGGTTCCCAGAACGGCGTGCCGTTCCTCTCCCAGGCGTACATGTGACCACCACGAGCCGGATCCCGGCGCTCATCGACTACCTCGTCACCCTCTTCACCGGCTCGGCGGCGCTCGGCGCGGCCACCCCGCCGGTCACCATCTACGACGGCCCCGCGACCACCGGGCTGGACGCGCCGCTGAAACTGTTCGTCGGCCTGCACGACCCGGACAGCCCCGCTGCGGAAGAGGCAGCCGGGTCGCAGCAGACGTGGGCCGCGCTGGGCAGGCTGGGCCGCGACGAGATAGTGACGATCCACTGCTGCGCGGAGGCGTGGGCCGGGACCGACGACCTGAAGACCGTCCGCACGTCGGTCACCGGGATCGTCGCGGCGGCCGAGCAGGTGATGCAGGCGGATACGACGCAGTTCGGCGGGAACGCGCTGTTCCCGGACCCGGGGATCACCGCGCTGGTCCTCACGCAGAACAACGGCGACCGGGGCGCGGTCGCCCGGGTGGCGTTCGACCTGGTCTTCAAGGCCCGAATCGGAGGGACTTAATGTCGCTGGTCACCAACATCTCCGGCGGCCCGCTGGCCGTGCCGGTCCTCGGCCGGGTCGTCGAGGACGGCGAGCTGGTCGAGGTCCCGGACTTCCAGCCGGACGGCACCTCGCCGCTCGTGTGGCCGCCGGACAAGTGGGAACCGGACGGGGCACCCCCTCCGGCTGCAGATGACGACGAGAAGGGCATGTAGCGGTGCCTACCTACGCATCAGGACTGTCCGGCCAGGTCGGCACCATCACCGCCCCGTCCTACGGCGACTCGGCCACCACCGTCACCCATTTCTATGAGTTCCTGTCGGAGAATTTCGTGTTCAACCCGTCGTGGCTGGACGGGATGGGCCTGAAGGCCGGGCAGGCGTACAACCGGGCAGCGCGGACGGTGCAGTCCAGGTTCGACGTGAACGGCGACATCACGATGGAGCACACGATCGGCTCCGCGTCGAACGCGGTCGCAGACAGCATGGGCTTCTGGTGGAAGCACGCGCTGGGGTCCAGCGTGACGACGCCGACGCTGGTCACGGGGACCGCGTACAAGCAGAACCACACCAACGGCTCCAAGGCCGGCCTGTACGCCACGCTGCAGGTCGGCCGCCCGCAGGTCTCCGGGCCCACGGTCCAGCCGTTCACCTACACCGGGGTGAAGGTCACCCAGTGGGACTTCGACTGCAAGGACAACCAGATCGCCCAGCTGAAGCTCACCTGCGACGGGCAGACCGAGCTCACCTCCGTCGCGCTGGCCGCCGCGTCCTACCCCACCCCGAACGGCCTGTTCACGTTCTCCGACGCATCGGTATTCACGATCGGCGGCACCGCGTCCACGGCGGCCGGCGAGACGACGGTGGCATCGGGCGTATCGGTCACCTCCCGGGTCAACGGCATCACGATCACCGGGGCCACCCCGATGAAGGTCGACCGGTACGGCCTCGGCAACGCCGGGCTGAAAGGCGAGCCGATCGAGAACGCGATCCCGACGATCACCGGGACGCTGTCGACGGAGTTCTTCTCCCGGACCGAGTTCTACGACGTGTTCAAGGCCAACACGACGACGACGCTGCAGCTCGACTTCACCAAGTTCGACGCGTCCGGGAACGACGCGAATGGCGTGGCGTCGGGCCCGAACCCTTACCGGCTGTCCTTTATTTTGCCGGCCGTGAAGTTCAAGAACGCGGACGCCAAGATTAACGGCCCGGACGTGATCCCGCAGAACGTCCAGTTCCAGGCGTACGACGACGGCAGCGGTACGAACCCGGTCATCCAGGTCAAGCTCGTGAGCAAGGAATCGTCGGCGATCTGATGCCTGACCGGCTGCTCGAGGCCGCGAAGATCATCGCGGAACGCGCCAAGCAGAACGCCGCGGCCTGGTCGGCGCGGATCCCGCCGTCGATCCGGGTGTCGGGCGGCGACCCGGAAGTGTTCATCCGGTCGTCCGCGCCGCCCGCGTACCCGAACGAGATCGAGGGCGTCAGGCATCCGGTGTTCGGCGGGCGGGGCACGCGGCGGCCGCATGCGCCGTGGGTGACGAACCAGTACCGGCCGGTCCTCGCCCCGGCCGCCGACGAGGCCGGCGACAAAGCCGCGGAGAAGTACGCGGACATCATCGACGACTGGGCGATCAAGGCAGGGTTCAGGTGAAAATCGAGTATCAGGGTGCCGTCTACGAGTTCGACGTCACCGACCTGGACGTGGGCGAATGCGAGCAGATCGAGAAGTTCTGCCAGGTCAAGGGGATGGGTGACTGGGCGAACCAGCTGGGGTCGGCGAACACGCGGGCGATCCAGGCGCTGTGGTGGGCTGTCCGCCGCCACGCCGGGGAAGACCCGGGGCCTATCGCGCGGCGTGACCCGGAGTTCCGGCCGCTGGCGTTCAGCCTGGCGTACTCGGCGGCGGAGAAGGCCGAGGCGGACGAGTCCGCTGATACCAGTGATTCCGGCGAGGGGGATGAGGCGGACCCTACGACGCGGGCGGCTGGGTAACGGAGGACCCGCGCCGCCAGGGGCGGGTGCCGCCATGGCTGGCCCGCGTGTGGGACGGCCCGGTGACGCGGCTGCGCGCCGAGTACGGGTTCGCGCTGGCGCATGTATGCGCGTGCCCGCCGCCGGTGGCGCTGCGGCTGTCGCTGATCGATTTCGCCCGCCTGATCGACGCCATCGACCGTTACGACGCGGCGATGAAGAAGGGATAGCCCGTGGCGCTGGTCAAGACGGTCGAGATGCGGGTGCTGGCCAAGGCCGGCGACGCGCAGGCCAAGCTCGACGCGCTCGCCGCGGAGGCCGACAAGCTCCAGTCCGACGGCATCAAGATGCGGTTCCGCGTCGACGACGGGAGAGCCAAAGCCCAGCTCGACGAGATCAGGGCCCAGGCGGACAGGCTCGGCCTCAAGGACGTCTCCATCAAGGTCCGCGTCGACGGCAAGGGCCGCGCGGTAGCCGACCTGGCGGCAATCAAGGCCGAGGCCGACAGCCTATCGGGCGGCGGCGGCGGCATCCTGAGCCGGATCGGCGGCCTGCTCGGCGGCGCCGGAGGCGGCATACCCGGCGCCCTCGGCCCGGTCCCGCTGCCCGCCCTGGCGGCCGCCGTCCCGGTTATCGGCGCGCTGGCCACCGAGCTGGTCGGCGTGGCCGCGGGGTTCGCCGCCGCCGGGGCCGGGGCCGGGGCGTTCGCGCTGCTGGCCGCGCCCGCGGTCAAGCACGTCGAGACGGCCTACCAGGCGCTGAATGCCGCGCAGCAGAAATACCAGCAGGCACTCCTGAAAGAGCAGCTCAGCCCGTCGAAAGCTAACCAGTCGGCGCTGACTGCCGCGGCCCTGAACCTGAAGATCGCCCAGGAGCAGCTGGCGAGGCTGCCCGCGTCCGAGCAGGCCGCCGTCAGGGGGATCCAGGGGCTCGCCTCAGAGTTCGGGAAGATGAGCCGCGCGTTCGAGCCGCAGGCGTTCAAGGTGTTCGCCGACGGGCTGAAGGTCATCGGCAACCTCCTGCCGCACATTACGCCGTTCGCCACCACGTTCGCGCAGGGCCTGGACAAGCTGCTGCAGCAGGCCGCGAAGTTCACCGCGTCCAAGGGGTTCTCCGACTGGCTGAAGCAGTTCCATTCGCTTGAGGGCCCGGCGATCCAGTCGATCGGCGACGGGATCGGGAAGGTCGCGAACGCGTTCGGGAAGCTCCTGACCACGGTGAGCGGCAAGGACGTCGCCCATTCGCTGAACATCCTGTTCGACGGCGTCGCGGGCACCATCAACGTGACGGCGTCGGCGATCCACCGTTTCATGCAGAATTTCGACGGGATGAAGGCGGCGGCCACGACCGCGGTCCGGGCGGTGTCGTCGGCGTTCAGGACGATGGCCGCGGCCGTGGCCGGCGCGGTGTCGATGGTGATCCGTGACTGGCTGGCGATGGTCCACGGGATCGAGGCCGGCGTGTCAGCGGCGATCTCGGCGGCATCGAAGCTGCCCGGCCGGATCCGGGCGCTGTTCGCCGGCGCCGGGGGATGGCTGGTGCAGGCCGGCCAGAACATCATCATGGGCCTGATCCACGGGATCGAGTCGATGGTCGGCAAGGTGGCCAGCGCGATCGGGCATATCGCCTCGGTGATCCGGTCGTTCCTGCCGTTCTCCCCGGCGAAGGAAGGCCCGCTGTCGGGTTCCGGCAGCCCGGACATCGCCGGGCTGAAGGTCGCCACGATGTTCGCGGCCGGGATTAATTCCGGGGTGCGGGGCGTGGCGCTGGCCGCCGGGCGGCTGGCCGGGGCGGCGTCGGTTACCCCGGCGATGGCCGGATACGGGCACGGCGGCGTCGTGATCAACTTCAACGGGGTCGTCGGCGATAAGTACGGGACCGCCCAGGTGATCCACCAGGTGATGCGGGACTACAAGCGGCAGCGCGGCGGCGGCGCGCTGGGGCTCGGGTAGGGGCCCGGTGGCTAACCGGGCGCAGGTGCTGATCGCGTGGGCGTCGGAGCCGTTCGCCGCGCCGTCCTGGACCGATGTCACGAGCTGGGTCCTGACGGACAAGCCGCTGAGCATGCAGCGGGGACGGCAGGACAACGTCAGCGACGTGCAGCCGGGGCGGCTGTCGCTGACGGTG